TCAAACAGTATTAAGCCAGATATGTATGATGAATACATGAAATATTGTAACGAAGAGATAATCACATATAAAATAGTTCGAAAAATAGACGAGTACGACAAAGGTCAAAAGAGAACCATATTAGATACTGCAAATGTAGATAAAGAGACATTAATGTTGTTTGTGGATTTAATAGGCAAAACAATAGAGGTAAACTTTGGGAGTCCCATGACTCCATGTATAACAGTGAGGGAAATAACTATTATTAATATTGAATATTTACCAAAGATAAAACCATCTTTTGAGGGGTTTTATTATTGGAGGAAAAATAAAAATAAATGAGATTTAAGCTACTATTATTCGCAATTCTCTTGGTTATGTTGGTGATTTTCATTAATTTAACATACGAAAAGCCGATAAAATCTGAGTGTAAAAAGGAATTTAAACTATTTATAAAATAACGATATGAAACAAACAACTAAAGATTACATTGATAATCTGCACCCAAAGGATATAATGATTGGCTAAAAAAGAAATTGCATATAAAATAGATTAAAATAATGAAAGTAAAACGACTATCAGATAACAAAGAGTTTGAAGTGCAAAAATATATAAAAGCCTCAGATGATGAAGAGTCGGTTTGGTGTAATGAGTGGTATGGTCGGCACGTTGTTGGTCGGCATTGTGAATTTGTAAAATAAGAGAATTGTTAATTAAAGTAGATAGCTATGGAATTAATGACAGTGAACGAAGATGCAAACTATATTATTCAATTAGAAGTAAATGGCAAATGGCAAACGCTAACTGAGGAATATAGCGCAAGTGCAGCGACTACCGTAATGAGCAATGCGCATACGCTCACTAAATTCAACGCTAGATTTTTAAGCAAGCGAAGTAATAATATGGTTATCGGTGAGTGCGGAAAATAAGTTTAACCAACTCTTCTAAAACACAGGAGAGATAAAACAATTTAGATTATGGAATTTTGTAGAATAACAGAAACGATTAAACCAAAATCAGGGGTTGAAGTATTGCTGTTTAGCAAGAAGTGGATTAATGAAGATTATAATCCTAGTGGAGTAAGAATTGGTTTTTTTGATGATGTTGCTGGATGGACCTCTGCACGTTGGTGTAATTACCACGACGATTATCATACAAGAAAAAGCGAAGATGATGACAAAAATTTTAAAGATTTTAAGGGGTCAAATCAAATCCCTTCACATTTCGCTGTTATTAATGTAAATATGTAATTTAACCCCTCTATCCTAAAGGGTAGAAACAAATAAAAATAGATATGAATATAGAGACATTTAAAGAAGTAGTTTCAAAAACAAACATCCTCATAGAAAATATTAAAAATGCTGTAAAAAAGCCAGAACTAGTATGTATATGTGGTTCGAGTAAATTCTGCGATCTAATAGCAGTAGTTAAATGGATGATCGAGAAGCAAAATATTATGGCAACTGGATTACATTTGTTGCCATCGTGGTACACCGAGCGTATGAGTTGGAAAGAAAATCATCATGGTGCAGAGAATGAAAATGTAGCTAAAGAAATGGACGATATTCATTTGCGTAAAATTAATAAATCGGATTGTGTAGTTGTAGTTAATCCCGGGAATTATATTGGGGATCGTACTAAATTTGAAATTGAATACTCTATAAGTAAAAACAAGCCTATATTATATTGGGAAACCAAATAATTAACCCCAAACCTCTCTCATATAATAGGGAGAGGGTAAATGTATTTATTATGAAAATAACAACGTTGCTAATTGCATATATTATTGAGATGTTACATAGGTATTGTTTTGATAAATATTATGTGCAAAATTATAATATTAGATTTGTTGATAGTATAGTTTTAAGAGTTTATAAAATATTGGTGTGGTCATTTAAAGATTTCCGGCAGCATTTAAAACTTACTAAGAAGATATTTAATCGGGCATATTTACAACACCGCCTTTCATTTAAGTATGTATGTATATATTTTCTACTCAATAAAAGGAATTATATCAGGTATAATTAACCCCTTCTCTTTAGGGGAGGGTAAAAAGATATTAGTTATGAGAATTAGGTTAGGTAGAAATAAAAATGAATGGTATGCTGGTGTATATACTGGCAAAGGTGGAATTTCTTCGCTTGTAAACTACAAACAAAGCAAGAGTTTTCTTAAAATACTAACGGTGTTTAAGTTGAAAAACTTATGGATCTGTATTGTAGGCAAACGTGCATTAACTTCTTCTCTTTAGGGGTAAAACAAAAAAGATGAATCTCAGAACGCTAATAGCAATATTTAAGAAGCCTAGAACGAACAAACACACTTCAAGAGCTGAAATTATGCGGAAGATTTTATGGAAATCTAAAAATTAGATAAAATGAAAAATAATTTGACAATAGAAGATGTTGTGATGTATTTGCCACATAAGGTGATGGCTAAATTTACAAAATCAGTAATAATTAGTCCTGTGAGTATAAATATGTCAGACTTTCTAAGAAGTGATAGGATTTTCTTTTCAGTAAACGATATAATTACAGGCATAGCACAATTAATTATGCACCCCCTATCCGACCTAACAAGCCCAATAACCGTAAAAGGATATAATAACGATAAGCCGTTTGTGCCTATTGTAGAATTGGCTAAAGTTGCTTATCCAAGTATGAGTCAAATGGCAGAGATTGATAGTTATCGAGTAAAACTAGGGCATGGGTACTCGTTTTTCTTTAGCAAAGAAAGTCTATCGTTTGACTGTCAATCAGGGTGGAATGGTGAAAGATGGGATTATAATTGTTTTGTTCCTAACCAGTATGATATGTTCCAATTGTTAGCCAAATGGCACTTCTGGCTTGGATCACAGGATATGTTCGGAAAAGAAATTATTGACATTAATACTTTAAAATAAATATTATGGGACTATTTGGATTTATAGGAGAAATTGCGAGTGCAGCCGTTAAAGTAGTGGCTTCACCAATCGCTATTGTTAAAGATGCTTCGGATATCTTAGAAGGAAACGAAGCTAATAACACAAGCAATTTAATTGAGTCAATAGGTGACAATATTGAGGATGGATTCGACAAGCTAACAGGAGAGCATTAAGCAACAATAACCCTTAAATTAAGATTATTACCAATAACTTAAATAACCTTACTTCTAATTAAAGAAAGTGGGGTAAAACTTAAATAAGATGAAAACAGAAAGATTATACACATTAAGCCAATGGTTAGACACTGTAGGATTTGGAGGCGAAATAGGAGCAGTTGAAGCCCTTGCGCAAATACATAAATGGCATCGTTTTTTAAAGCAACCATTAACCGAAGAGATGGTTTTTAATAAACTAAGCGAACCGACTATTTACTCCAATTTGGGCGACGCAAACCCCCATGAATTATCTGCGCATAGAGAATGGAGAGAATACGAAAAGAAAGTGATTTTCGAAAACGTAAAAAAGATAAACAAAAACACATACTTTATTGATCAAAAATGGATACTAAAATTCGGTAAATCGTGGTGTAATATTCAGCACAACGATAAGCCTATAATAAAAACTTTTACTTCACTCTCAGAGATTGCATTATACACCAAGGGCGAGATGCCTGTAAATATTGAGATATGAAAAACCTAAACAAAAAACAATTAGCAAACATCTCCGGCGGACATTGCTGGACGATGTTATTAGACTATTTCCTTCACAATGGAATGCCCGCAAGTGTCGGAAACGCAAAACGAACTTGTCGTATAATTTTCGCTGTGATGCGGATGAGAATGTTTTAATTATGAAAACAACTATCTTTTTACTATTAACTTTTTTAGCCCTCAATTGCTTCGCTCAAAACGAAAGGGCAATGTTTTTAACTAATCACTCCTAGTATCGAAACTAGTACAGTAGTAGCAACAGGACTCCTTAATGGCTATATGATTGGTGTTATCGGAGAAAACACACGACAAGATGGGTGGGTCGAAGGATGTCTATATTTTACTGCCGGAAAAGTAATTAAAAATCACATTGTAGTTGCTCCGATGGTTGGTGTTGGAAAGTCATTCTATAATCACAGAGATTTGCAACTTGGAGGACTCGTAGTTGTTAATATTAAATTTATCAGCTTCGGATGTATGTATAACACCACTAGTAAATTATCGCTGTTATTTGGGATTAATTTTAAATTGTAAATAATAATCACTATCTTTATAAATCATAAATACAACAAAATGCCAGCATTTGAAGACTTATTAGACGAAGAAGAAAAAGACGAATTAACTTGGTTTTATACACACGTAATTCACGAATAGATGATAATCGAACTTCCATATATCGAAAGCAACGAAGAGATAATCGAGGGCGTAGAGCATGATGATTTGATGATTCAGTTCTATAACTTCAGGTATTTGGAAGCTCTCAGACCAAAACTTAAGATATTAAACCTATTAGATTTTTATTATTTTGGAATAGATTACTTAACACCGGGAGAAACAAATAACGTATTTTACAGCCAAAAACACGGTAAAGATGTTTTTAGGATTGACGTTGGAATTGATAATTTTAGATTGAATTGATATGGTATGTTCAAATAATTATCCAAAAGATATAGGCGAATGCCAACACAATTTAGGCATGGCAACGGGTATGAGCATTGAAAAAGGAGAAGGAAATAGCGGGAACACAATAGAGGTCGGCGACACCTTTACTCTTGAGATGAAAAACAGAGATTGTATTATGGAAATAAAAGGAGTAAGAAGCGATGAAAAAACAATCTTTATCAAAATAGGCAACAGTCAGGAGTTTGGATTTCCGAAAGACCTTTTTAAATTTAATCAATGAATCGTTGTAAAAACTGCGGAGAAGAAACAAAGCCCGGATATGACTATTGTAGTCGAGGATGTGAGAATGAATATAATTCTAAATTGAAGATATGAAACTAACTGCAGAAGATAAGAATACTATTTATGAATTAAAAGGCGAATGTGTTACACAAAAACAAGTAGCAGAAATATTTGAAGTATCACAGTCGACTATAAGTAGAGAGATGAATCGAAAGGGCTTAAGGCTTACGAACTAATAAAAGAGTAATGAACGAAAGCACAATAGAAACAAAACAACAAGTACTAGGACATCTAAAAATGGAGGCATACGCTAAGTTGATAGCAATAGATAAGCTAACCAAGGATAACTCAATGGCAGATTACTATATACTGGCAATGAGATGGGGTAGATTGACCGCAAAAATAGAAAAGATAGAAACCACCGAATTACCATCATACATAAAAGGCAATCCAGAGCGTGAAAGTCAATGTAAATGGATAGTGTCAGAAGATAGAAGCATAATTTTGCCTGTTTATTTAGGTAATTAATTGATATAAAATGGCATCGTACACCGAGAAGGAAAGAGAAGGGCTAATAACGACTATTTGCAGGAAGATAGCAACAGGGCGATCTTTAAGGTCTGTATTGAAGGATAAGGATATGCCATGCCGACAAAGCTTTCATGATTGGATAGAAGAGAAGCCGGAGCGAATAGACCAATACGTATGCGCCCGAGAGGATAGGGCAGATTCGATATTTGAGGATATGCTTGATATTGTTGACAGTCAGGAGAAGGATGTAATAATATTAGAAGATGGTAAAGAGGTGACAAATCACGATGTTATACAAAGGGCTAGGCTTCGAGTTGATACCCGTAAATGGATGATAGGCAAGATGCAACCAAAGAAATACGGCGATAAATTAGAACTTGAAAATAAACATTCCGGCGAAATAAAAACCACGGAAAATATAGACCTATCAAATTTAACTAAAGAAGAAAAACATCAACTAGGAACATTGAGGCTAAAAGCTAAAGGATTATGACCGAAGATTTCTATTATGCAGTCGAGTTTTATAAGGCTGGCATGTATGAATTAATAGTCTTTGAGGATAAAATTACAGGTGAATTATTTCGATTCCACCCAAGACAAATACAAGCGCTACAATTACTAAACGATAACACAACTTCTTATGTAGGCTATGGAGGAGCGGCAAGAGGTGGTAAGAGCGCGCTGATTGCAGCCGATGCAATATTAAGTGCCTACGCCTTTCCTGAGTGTGTTAATTTGATAGGTCGCAAGAACTTGACCACTTTATGGGAAACTACATGGAAGACGCTCTTAAGAATGTTGAATAATTTTGGATTTGAAGATAAAAAAGATTTTAACTATAACGGGCAAAGACATGAATTGACATTTGAAAACAAGAGCGTAATTATTGCGAAAAACTTAGAACTTAAACCGTCCGACCTTGATGCTACAGAATACGGATCTCTTGAAATACTTAAAGCATATATAGACCAATCGGAACACGTACCTATTAAGATAATAGAAAAGGTTGGGGAGCGTGTTGGTTCTCATTTCACAACCGCAGAATACGGATTGAAAGGGAAAGTATTTGAGGCGTTTAATCCATCAACTTCACACACTAAAAGGAGATATTGGATTCCATTTAAAGCGGGCAATGAAAAAAAAACACGTAAATTTGTACGTGCATTACCTTCAGACAATCCCGGCAAAGAGGCTAAAGACTGGGTTTCACAAAAAGAGATAGACTTCCAAGATGGAACGATGAGTAAATCAGAATACCAAAAACAGATAAAAGGTAATTTTGATTATGATGATAGCCCGGATAGGCTTTGTGATTATGATAGTATTATTGCAATGTTTAGTAATAATCACATTAAAGAGGCAATCGAACATTATTTAACCGCAGACATAGCGCGTTTAGGTAGCGACTACGCACGCATAGGAGTATGGAAAGGGCTTGAGCTAATAGAAACAGTTAGTTATCCGATATCTAAAACTACGTTGATTCAGGACGCTATAAATATGTTAAGGAATAAATATAATATTCCTGCCCATAGGTGCGTAGCCGATGAAGATGGGGTAGGCGGAGGCGTTGTTGATAACTGTAATATAAAAGGATTTATAAATAACGCAACGCCAATTAAGCAAGAGACTGGAAGCAAGGATAAACCGCAATACAAAAACTTGCAAACTCAATGTCTTTATATGGTTGCGAAGGAAATACAATTACACAATATTTATATATCGGCAGAACTAACCCAGCAGGAAACGGACGAGATAATCGAAGAGTGCGAGCAAATACAAAGCTGGAAAACAGACGACGACCAAAAGTTAAAATGTAAACCCAAAAAGGAAATAAAAGAGGCTATTGGAAGATCGCCCGATTGGAGGGACTTATTCTTAATGAGAATGTATTTTGAATTATTTAAAAAACGCAAAGGATTTTGGGATTAAAACCTAAATTATCTTTTTGTACATAAAACACCACCCAAAGAAAGATATATGATAATTTGCCCGGCGAGTCATTCGCACTTTTAATACTCAATTGTACATTAAAATAGCATAAAGTCAAAATCCACACAATCACACTTATTAAAACAATATTGTTTATTAATATTATTATATGTATCTTCGGGGCATGAAAACAGAAATAGTACACATAAGCAAAAAAGAGATATTCACAGATTCAAAAGTAATATCCGAAATGTTGGAAGTGAATCATAAAGACTTGTTGAGAACAATTGCAAAGATTGTTATACGCCAAAAAAACAATGTGCCACGCAGCCCCTTGAAATTTCCACAAAAATTTATTGAAAGTGCATTTCATAATAAAATGAATAGAGAATATAAGATGTACGAATTGAACGAACAGGCTTATATGAAATTGGCAATGAATCTAAAGGGATATGAAAAAGCCGAATATGTACAGGATTGTATTATTGAGGCATTTTCTATGATGAAACAGGCGTTATTAAATCATCAAAACACAAGCTGGCTTAATGCACGAAACAAATCTAAAGAGATTAGGAGTTCGGAAATGGATATTGTAAAAGAGTTTGTGGCTTATGCCACAAAACAAGGAAGTAAAAAAGCATCTATGTATTACCGGAATATTACGAAGATGACAAACAAGGCTCTTGAATTGCTAATACAGTCAAATCATGGCGCACCCCTCCGGGATTTAGCCTCAATTATGGAATTAGGGTTTATCCAAATACTCGACAATCGGGCGATGCAATCCATAAATCAAGGGATGGTCGATAAATTACCCTACAGATTTATATATAAGTACGCTAAAGAAGAGGTTAATAAATTAGCTGATAGCCTGAACTTTAATAAACAATTAAGCAAATAGCTAGTTGTGGGATGGAAATTTATCAAACGAACTAAAGGGGAGAAAGATAATGGGACTAAGTAATATTATTAGATTTTTTAAAAGACAAGGCAAATCAAGTATAATAATCGAATACGACACGTGCCAATCCCAAAGCGGGAAGCTATACCACCTTGATATAATTAATCACTTCGAGAAAATTCAGATAACAGGGAATAGGCTTGTTGTTTATACGTCAGATAATGGATTGACTAAAAATGGAAGGATTGGAGCGCAATATAATTTAGACAATCATAGTGTTAGTTTTTTATCACAACCAAACAATAAAATGAAATCAAAAAAGATATGTTTTTATTAATTATATTTATTGCAGTATTATTTATTTGGGGAGGATGGAGCGTGTTCACGGATTAAAAATAACTCAAAATGCCAATCCACATACTCCCAACAAACGACATCGAACCGCACGAAGAAAAAACAACGTGCAAATGTAATCCAAAGGTTGAGTTTGAGAGTGGTGAAATGATAATAATACACAACTCTTTTGATGGGAGAGAATTTATTGAGAAATTAACATCTAATATAAATGAAAGGATAAATTGATATGATGGATCATTTAGGAATAAAACCATTCGATTACCACGAAAGTAAATTTACAAGAGGCGATGACTCATATATGGTAACCGATTTAATCGAGCTATCAAAAAAGTACGAGCCGTTTGATTTGCCAATAATCGGAATTGACCTGAACGTGCATCCGTGGGGAGATATGGATATAAAAATGTTCTGCGATAATATGAAGCGTGTAAACGATACCGAAATGAAATATCCCATAATATTAGATGATGCCGGGTTTATTTGTGATGGGTGGCATAGATTGGTAAAGGCGATAATTAGAGGAGATAAAACAATAAAAGCAATTCGCCTAACAATTATGCCAGATAAGATATAACCCAATTTCTCACAAAAACAATGACTTTTGTCATATAATTAAATAATTGTTGTACATTTGATGATATTATAATATTATTGATTGTCGATGATTACACTTGAACAAGTCAAAAAATCATTAGAAAAAGAAAATCCTTTGATAAAATGGGCGAGGGATTATAGTAAAAAACTACGCCTCCACGTCAATGGGGAATTTCTTCAAGAATTTCTATCCCGAATAAACTCATACGAAAACGAACTCCAATTTCAAGCAAGAGAAAAACATGCCATTTCTAATAAATTTGTAACTGAAGAGCTTTTGCGACCCGTTGATAATGCGTTTGCAGCCAAAGGAGGATCTCGAAACTACATATTTGATACTAAACAAGAAGAGAACGAAGAGTTATTTGTAGAAGATTTATTAAATGTAAAGAATGGTGTATCTCTAGGTAATTACATTGAGAATATTTGGTTTAATAAATTTGTTACTGATCCAAATGGGTTAATAATGATTGAGACCGACAGCGAGGACGTGGCTATTAAAAGCGAAGAGGACGAGGATAAGGCTCAGTTAATGTACAAGTCTATTCACTGCATTAAAGACTACAGACAAAACGGAATACACGTTGATTGGGTTGTGTTTGAGCCGCACGATACTAAAACCATAGACAAAAAAGAAACTAAGCTCTTTTGGGTGATAGATGAAAAAAACTACTATCTATATTCTAATGGTAAGGAATTAACCATCCTAGATACGATTGAACATGGATTTGATAAAGTTCCCGCCGTATTAACATCCAATATAGTAAACAATGTAAATGGATGGAAGATATCACCTATTGATGCACAAATTGAGCTATTAGATAAATATGTGGTTTCAAACTCAGTGCTTAGTATTGCTGAATTTTTTCACAACTTTCCACAGCAATATACATATGTTGATGACTGCCCAAAATGTGATGGGGAGGGAACGGTTGATAAATATGATATCCGCCCCGGCGTTACGTCAACTAATTGCCCAAAATGTGATGGATCAGGAAAAGCCGAAACAAAAGATGTAACAGACATAATCAAGCTAAAAATACCAGAACAAGGAGAGCAGAAAATTGATCCTCCTTCTGGATTTATCTTTATGCCGACAGAACCATGGAAATTAATGACCGATGCGGTTGATAGAACTTTCAAACAAATATATTTTAGCCAATGGCACGCAATAGTAGATAAGGATTCAAAAAACGAAACAGCAACAGGTAGATTTTTAGATGCTCAGCCAGTTAACAACCGATTAAATAAGTACTCAAAAACAATCGAGACTATACATTCGGCATTAGCTAACTTCTTAGGTGAGTTTTATTTCCCTGCTACATTTAAAAAAGCAATTGTACAATATGGGCGAAGGTATCTAATTGAAACCCCCGATCAGATTTGGGAAAAGTATTTAAAATCAAAAAAAGATAGCGCACCTATAAGCGTCTTAGATTTACTTTTAACTCAATTTCTTGAAAGCGAATTTAGAGAGAATGAACAGCTATTTATATATGAATTTAAAAAGATAAAATTAGAACCGTTTGTTCATTGGGACGTAGAGACAGTAAGAAAAGCAACTTTAATAAGTGAAGAGGACGCAAAAAAGAAAGAATATTTTAGCGAATGGATAAAACTTAAAACCAGAAATGAAGTAATAAAAACAGATATAGATAAACTTGGAGAAGAGTTTACAGAATTTGTCGAATCAAAAACAGTTCAAGATGAAAAGTAACAAAAAAACATTTGCAAAACATTATGTAGAGCGTAATCCTATGAATCTTCAATTATTAGAAGAAAAAGGAAAACCAGTTATTGGCTCATTTATCCGCACGACCAGAATACTACAAGGTATCGCAGACCAATTAAACGCTAATTGGAAAACATCAGGTGTTATGTGGGTTGAGGTAAAAGAGAAAAAAGAGCCAAAAGCTAATGTTCCAAAAAAAGAACCATCTAAGGAGTCCCCTAAAAAAGAGTTATCCGAAGAGGATAAGGAAAAAGAGGCTCGAAAAGAGAAGAAAGCTAAATTAATGAAAGTCGCAGAACAATTGGTTAAGGATGGCAAGTTGCCGGAATTACCACCAAAGAATATCCCTTTAGAAAAACTAGAGGCTAAGTTAAACGAATTAAAAGAAAATTAAGAAATGAGTTTTAGTCAAGTAGATTTACAAACGATTTCAACGGTGTTTGGAAAAACAGTTGAAGAAATTAGCGGTGCTATATCTTCGGAGCAAGAGGTATCGCTTGATTTAAGATTAAACGGAAGAGTTTACACCCCTCAACAAATCGAGGATGTTACAAAAGCCAATCAAGATGCTTATATCGAGATAGGGTTAAAGAAGTTCGCAAAAGAGGCGGGTATTGAACTGTTACCCGGCGAAAAGGACGTAACAGTAATTGTTGAAAAGATCAAGACAGGAATAACAACAACATTGGAGGAGAAGTATAAAAATCAAACACCTCCAGAAGAGTTGTCAAAAGCTCTGAAAAGTATAACCGAATGGGAAAACAAATATAATCAACTATTCGAAACGCACGAAGGGGTAAAGGGGGATCTGGATACCTCAAAGGCTAGTTTTACGGACTTAGAAGGAAAGATTAAAATTAAAGAGCGCAATAGTTTGATACGTTCGGCATTTCCTGAGAAAATGAAATTTGATAAAGAGGATGGACTTTTGATATTTACCAATACTCACGAATTTGAAGAGACAGAAAGTGGGGCTACGCAGATTAAAAAAGGAGGCAATATACTACTAAACAAGCTCGGAGAGCCTGAAACCTTAGAGAATGTAGTTAAAGGATTTACCGAGGATAAGGGATGGATGGGGAAAAAAGGAAATAGCGGAGAAGATCGAAATAGAAATGGCGATCCTCGTGGAATGACAGAAGAAAAGGCTATAGAATATTTAGACGAAAAAGGGGTTGATTCAATGAGCGAAGAGGGAGGTAAGCTATTTCTCGAAATAACATCAGAAGCAAAAGAATAGCGGTGCTATAAACAACAAAGGCGGTGTCCTGAAAGTAAATTTAATTATTAATTTAAAATCAATCAAATGGCAAATTTTACACCGAGTAACCTCGTCAAAGGGCAAGCGTTATTCAACCAGAAATTTCAGTCAGGAGAATGGAGATTTCCAGATACCGCCGTACTTGCGAGTATGTTTATAGGTGAAAAGGCTAACCCATCTCTTGCCGGATTGCGAAGGAGAGAAGATCGTGCAGTCTCTGCATACTTTCCTATTCGCAGGGCTTTAGGCTCAGCAACCGAGAGACTTTATAATCATACTGGCGCAAGAGGCGACTCTTCAGAGGTGGTTTTAAGTTGGGATTCAATTGCTGAAACGTTCTCTATTTCCTTAAAACAAAATGACAGTAATATGCTATCTTTTGAGGAAAATTGGGCAGCTCAATTAAGATCTGCAATTTTTAATGTTCTGCAAAGAACAGACTCTGCTAAATTGGCTCAACTAATTGCTGATAAAACCCAAATCAACAAAGGCATTATTCAGGGTGCTTTTAATCAGGAAGATGATGTTATGGAGGTTGACGCAAGCGCAAGTGATCTGTTTTTCCAAAATGTAGGACAATCAATGCGAAATAACCTATATAATAACAATATTATGGTTATTGCTGATTCTCTAGCTACCATTAACGCTAAATTCGGATCTGCACAAGGTCAGGGCAACGGTGTTAATCTTGGTTTCCAATTCAACGGAATGAACATTGCATCTACAACTAAACTTATAGATTCTGATTATGCGGGTGCGGCACTTGCTTTCGATATGGATTTAGCGGGAATGATTCCGTGGATTCCTAAACAAAACAGAAAAGCCCTTGACCCTAAGTTGGCAATGTCATTTAATGGCGACTTTGGAAAAGTCAGTGTTCCTGTTCTTGACGATAAAGGCATTCCCTCTTATACTCTTGATTTTGCTCTTCATTCTTACGCTCAAAGGGCTGATACATCAGCTTCCAATGGCGTTAAACAAGACGTTGAAATAGAAGTTGAAGTATCTTTGGATACTGCTTATGTTTCTGCGCCTCTTTCAGATTTAAGAGCAACAGACGACACGGGATCGGGTGGTTTGAATTGGACAGGAAAAACCGATTCGACAATTTTTCAATTCGGACAAAAACCAGCTTAATTATGAAAAAGTTAGTTATATTTTTAGTAGCGATTTTCGCATTTGTAGCATTTGCGAACGCTCAGAAGATTTACAGCATCCCTAATGATACAATTCAAGGTGCTGAAACTGTAAATTTTGCAACCGTTAATAGTTCCACTTCGGCTGGGGCATTGACATTTCAAGCCTTATGCACGGAGCTTGGGGGAACGTCCGATGGGACTCTCATTTGGCAGGGCAGCGTTGATGGTTTAAGTTTTCAGGATATCACTGAGACTACAGGGCTGTTTAATTTTTACCCTAACGACACGTTAACTATAACCGATGGTGCTGTATCTATTATGACGGTGACCAATAGCCCTTTTAAATATTATAGAGCAAAAGGGGTTGGAACTACAGGAGACACAACTTTAATTAGTATTAAATACGTGCCTAAATTGAGATAAATGATTAGGGTTGATAAAATAAAAGATTCATTTTTCGGTGAGGTCGGGTTTCGTAACTCGACCGTTGCCGGATATGATATTGTGGACAATGATAACAAGGCGAGTGTGTCGGGTTTATTCTTTCAGGATGTTTCTAGGCTAGTTACAATTAAGAATATAAAAGATACGCAGGAAAACCCTGATATAACAGATCCGCAATTCAATGATCTTTTAAAACAACTGCAAGATACGGCTATCTTAAACGTGTGTAATAAAGTATCACAAGGTAAAAGTGATTTTATTCAGAGTGATAATTTATTCCCATTTGAGAAAACTTTTGATCAGACTCTTGCCACTTCAAATAGGTTTATTGGGTTTCGTATCGAGCCGATTTATATTATTGATTTAATCAGCAAAGTAAATTGGATTGAGGCTTCATTTGACAAAGCAGTTACTTTTAATTTGTATCTGTATAATTCAAATAAACCCAATGCTGCGATAAAAACAAAATCAGTAACCACTATTGCAAATGAATCAGTAATAGTAAATATTAATGATTGGTTTATTGCAGACAATGAAAGCTATAAAGGTGGTACTTTTTATCTTGGCTATTTCGAAGATGATTTATCAGGGGCAAAACCGATTAAGCGTAATTTTGAAATTGCAAATCTTCAAACGCATACAAAGTGTTATGATGTGTTAGCTGTTTCATTGGAGCATGTGGGAACTGTAATTGATGTTTCTTCGGATGTTAACCTTTCCGATACGGGAGGGCTTAATATTGGAATGGATATTTACACCGATTATACAGAGTTGTTTATTAGGAATAAGAGCCTATTCAGTCAAGCTATTCAACACGAAATGGCTATTGAAGTTTTGGGTATCATATCAAAATCAACACGTTCAAATCGTACCGAAAGGATAACAAGAGATTTTTTAAAACAAATAAACTTGGAGCTTTACGGATATAAAGACGAGAATGTGTTCATTATGGGACTGATAGCAAAACATGGTCGTCTTATTGCAGATTTAAGAAAGTCTTTTTTCCGTCAACCCAAAATTAGTAAAGGAACTTTAAGGTAATGAGCAAAGGGATAGACATACCGATTAATAAGCTATTAGGCGACATTGCGGCTTATTTATGGAATGGGAAAACTAATAGTTTTTTTGGGCGAGTATTCCGAAATGAAAGAGGCGACTCGATAAGTCCCGAGATATGGATAAACACAACCAAATACATTGAGGTATTAAAAGATACCGAATTTGATGGTCAATGTTTTTTTGATGTTCAGCCTACGGATTCGGTTGATTCAAATGTTCATAACGCTACTGTTTGGATTTGTTTTATGGTAGATTTAAATAAAGTTTACCCTCTACTTACGAGAACAGAAGCGACCGAACAGGCACACATTGACACTCAAAGTATAATTATTGATTCAATGTTTGAGATTACAGGATTAATAAGGGGCTTTGATGGTTTTAGTACTTATGATTGGGGTTCGGAAGGTCAGGCGAGAGCAGATATGTCACCCCATTATCTTTTTAGGTTTAATACGAGTTTAGAATATAATATTAATTGTTAAAAAAATAAATTATGAGTAATTGTCCACCTATTGTATATAGCGGACTCGGAGATTGTGACGCACTTTTTAGAAGATTGACCGGATTCTTGGTTTTAGATAAAAAGACAGCGATTTCCAACGAGAAGCTATTGGCTACATGGCAAGCGATTATCGCGGGCGTGGCAAGCCAGACAGGTATCTATCTGCCAATTACGAGAGGATACCAGAATAACACCGCAGAACCAGAAAGAACTACCGCCAATACAGGGCAAACAGAAAAGACGGGCGATCCGTTAGTTGCTCTTGTGGGATTCTTGCAAGGTTCGTATTGTGACTATAAAACCCTTTACGATTGGGATGGTCGCCAAATTGATTTTGTCGGAGTACTAGACACGGGTCAGCTATGGATAACCAGATCGAGTGCTGGGGCAACTCAGGGATTTAGATCTAATTTCACTATCCGTAAAAATGCGCCATTAGCCGATAATGTAGCTGAAGGTACACCGCTATATGTTGATTTTCTTTATTTAACAGACATGGATAACGGTGATGTTTCAACACCTGAGTTCACAACTAGAGAATTAAGGGATGTCGTGCCTGTTGGCTTAAGAGCTACGGTTACCGACCCTTACGACACTGGGGACGTAACGATATTAGTAACTAAGCGTTGTTCTTCCGATCCTCAAACTGATTTAACGGCAGTTGATAATTGGGAAATTATAAGTGCAGGGACTCAATTAGATGTTGATATTACGGCAGTTGATGCAACAAGTGCCGCCGTTGGCTCTTACATCTTAACTATCAAGCAAAATGCAGGAACGACTCCTATTGACTTAACACAGGACGTTGTTCTTAGGGCGGTTAAAGATGACAGTTCTAATTTAACTTATGTTTCACAAAAAGTAAATATACCTGTATAATGAATGAAAATAAAGAAGTGAAAAAACCTACGGGTAAGCAAATAGGGAAACTACACGTTTCCGATTCTATTCTAAATCTTCCATATCCCGCATTTGTTAAATACTGGGATGACTCGCATAAGAAGAGCAAGATAACAGGCAAAGAAGCCGCGAAACAATTAGGGATAGAATCTCCTAAATAATACAAAGGGGGCAAACACCCCCTTTTATTTTACTCTTATGGAAAAAACAAAAACAGAAATAGTATTAGCAATCGAATCACGATTGAAAGAGCGCGAGAAGAGGGATACAATCAGGTCGCTAAAAGTTGTGCCGAAAATCACCCGAAAACAATTGGTAAGAATTGCCAATAGGTTAAAGCGTATTTTCGATCAGCAATTTGATATTGGTGTTATTGAGTTGAAAGTTTTACGAGCTTCATTTAAAAGTTCGGTAACGCTAGATGAACTCGAACAGTTAGTTGCTAAGACCGGGAAAATCTACGCTGAGAAATGTGGTACTATCGACAAGATGCTATCAAAGTTTGCAAAAGAAGCGAATAGGATTAACCGAACAAAGAATAATCCTGATACGTGGCTTAAAAAGTTAGTTAATGGTTTCAATAAAACAAGCAGCGCAAAGGTCGCAACAGTGGGTTAATAATATATCTGTTAATGTTGAGAATGCGATTAAGTCGGTAGATAATCAAATCATTGATATTAACCGCGAACAACTATTGTTAAGCCGTGATTCAAATGATAGACCATTAATACATAAATCAACCGGGAGCGCATTATTAACGCCCCCATACGCAGAGGCTCAGAATAAACCAACGCCTGACCTGTTTGTTACAGGCGATTTTCAGGGAGCGATGTTTTTAGATGTCAATCTCCCTAACTATCTAATCGGAAGCGACGACGAAAAAACAAACATATTACAAGATGCTTACGGAAAGCCATTATTCGGAATACAGAAAAAGAATCAACCAGAGGCGAAAGGGATGACGAACAAAGCAATCGGTCAAAGCTATAAAAAAGCAGTTTTCAGATGATAAAAAATATCGACGATATAACATTAGGGGACGTAATCAAATTGATTGACAGGAAAACGGGCGACCATTTTAAAAGGTGGTATAATCCATTTCCTGTAAAGTGGTGGTTTGAGAGACGTGAAAAATTAGTTAGAGAAATTTATTCACGAATAAATGAAGATAAAATAAACGGTAACGACAAAGAAAGAGAAGAGAGAGATGAGTATTTGATACGAAACAAGGTGTTAGAATTGGATGTTTCCAGACACGGGATAGCTATCGAGATGGGTTTTAGACCCAAAGCGTTAAATATTTTATCATGGTACAAATATAAGCGTAAGATAAAAAAACCAACCCCTGATGCGAAGGTGTTTATTGATAAGATACATTCGATCACTGGGATTAAAATTGAAACCGATAAAGATATTATACGAGTCGATAAGGAGATTGAAAGGAGAAAAGATAAGCTGTTAGAATTGTATCCAATCAAAAAAGATGAGCCGAAAGGGGAAAGCATATCATTTAGGAGGTTAGTTGCATATACTTATGCACAAACGCCACAAGGGTATCACGACAAGGTTAAATTATTAGATTATTTAGAATTACGGGCATCAATAGCAGAATTTAACGCAGCAAAAGCAAAGAACAATGCCGGAGATAGGACAGATAGTAAGTAAAAAAAGTGTTGACGAAATATTTCGATTAGATGAGGGGTTTCAGAAATCTTCCATATCCTTAAAAGCTATGTTAGATATTTTAGAAAAGGCAAATACTTTACTTAAAAGTTCAGCTCTAACCACCGAAAGCCTAAATAAAGCACAAAAGCAAACTGCCGAAATATCAACCAATTTAACCAAAATAGGAGGGCAGTTAGCCAAAGGGCAAGAGAAATTAAAAAATATTGAGATTGAGAGAAATCGTATTCAGGAACAACAAAGGAGGGTATTAGCCAAAAACTTAACCGTTCAAGAAAAAAGCAATGTAATACTACAAAAAGGTAAACTATTGCTCCAACAAAGAAACAAGGAGGTAAAACAAAATATATTAGCGAATCAGGCACTCAAAGGCTCATATAATGCCATTAGCATATCATTAAGTAAAAATATAGCCAAATTTAAGGCTATGAGCGAATCGGAGAGAGAAACAAGCAAGAGGGGCAAAGAATTAACCGCAACTATTAAACGCCAAGATGCCCAATTAAAAAAGCTTGATGGGCAGATGGGTAGAAGCCAGAGACATGTTGGTGATTATGGTAGAGCAATAGCCGGAAGTGCAAAAGCATTGTTAGGGGCATTTGGATTAATCGGGGGCGTTGCTGCACTTGCAAGGGTGCTAACATCTTCGTTTAAAACCGTTGTTCAGTTTGAGAAAAAACAATCCGAATTAGCAGCAGTATTGAGAACGAATACTAAAGGCATTGAGAGGCTAACAAAAGCGTCTTTAGAATATGGTAGAGTAACAAAATTTACAGCCTCAGAAGTCTCCACACTCCAAAAAGAACTGGCGAAGCTTGGTTTTACGCAGTCCGAGATAATTTTATCAACAAAAGCCGTTTTAGATTTAGCCGCAGCAACAGAGAGCGATTTAGGAGAAGCCGCAAAAGTTACAGGAGCAGCATTGAGAGCGTTTAATCTTAGTGCCTCAGAGTCCGAAAGGGTTGCATCCGTTCTGGCAGTAGCAACAACAAAAAGTGCATTAGCCTTTGAAGATTATGGCAGTGCATTATCAAATGTCGCCCCGGTTGCGGCAGCGTTTGGATTTTCAATAGAGGACACAGTCGCACTTTTAGGAACGCTAAGAGATGCGGGATTTGAAGCTAATAAAGCGTCTGTTGCAACTAGAAATATTTTATTAAACCTTGCAGATTCAGGGGGTGTATTGGCTCAGAAACTAGGAGGTAGCGTAAGGTCGTTTGATGAACTTATTCCGGCATTGATTAAATTAAGAGAAGAGGGAATAAGCCTAGGTGAATCATTAGAATTAACCGACAAACGTAGTGTTGCAGCATTTAATAGATTCTTAGAAGGGGCGGAAAGTGCCAACAAATTAAGAGATGGATTAATAGGTGTTACAGGCGAGCTTGACAGGATGGTTGAGGTGCGTTTGGATAACGTTGCTGGGGATGTTACATTATTAGCAAGTGCATGGGATGGTTTGGTTTTGGCGATGGGAAAGTCGGGGTTTTTTAGATCTATAATCCAAGGGGCTACTAACGTAGTAAAAGAGTTAACCCCTATCACTAATGAATTTGAGATTTTATTTAATAAAATAAAAGAAGGTGAAGAGATTATTAAGGATGTAGGATTTTTTGATTTTCAAGATTTGAGCAAAAAAGCTCAGGATGTAATAAAAGGTTTTAGAGTCGTTTCGACCGAAGAGTTAAAAGAGGTAAGAATTGCATTTGTAAACGAGTTAAAAGAGATAGGTTTTACAGCAAAAACAGCCTCTGGAATTTGGGGGGCATACTTAAAAGATAGGATAGCACAGACGAAAGCCGAAGAAGATGCAGTAATTGCATCTGAAAAGAAAAAACAGGATGCAATAGACAGGACAGCAGTAGAGAATAAGGCGGCAGCGAAAAAAACAGCAATAGAAAACGACAAGAAAAATGATAAAATAGCGAGGTCTGATAAGAAGTTAGCCGAAGAACACGCCGATATAATAGAAGATGATTTTAACGCCGTTGAAGATTTTGAGACTAAAAAATTAGGGGTTCAAATAAACTCCAATATAGCAAGCCTTGAACAAACTAAAAAGTTTCTAAAAGAACAGGCTAAATCAGAAGAGGACGATCGCAAGAAAAAAGCAGCCGACAAGAAAAAGGATGAAGATGACGCAAGGGAATTAGAAGAAGAAATATCACTCCAAAAAAATGAATTAGCATTTGAAGCCGCAAGTGTAGCGGGTGATATCCTGTTTGCAGGAAAACAGGCACAATTAGCCGAGGACTTAACGCTATTACAACAAGAAAAAGAGGCAAGATTAGCAGCCGCAGAGGGAAATGCAGAGGAATTGGAGCGAATAAACAAAGAGTTTGCAGTAAAAGAGAATGCAATCAAAACCAAGCAAGCCAAGGCGGATAAACAAGCCTCATTAACTCAGGCTATAATTAACACCGCAGAAGCTATAACAAAAGCATTGCCAAATATTCCTTTATCAATTTTAGCCGCAGCGTTCGGAGCGTTACAGATAGCTAAGATTGCATCAACTCCAATTCCTAAATTTCACAAAGGAACAAAGAACGCACCGGGAACAGGTTTTATAGCAGGAGATTCGCCAACTAGTAGGGCGGCAAGCGAATTAGTAATAACAAAAGGTGGCGAAACTTATCTGGCTAAAAAAGATACCTTATTTGTTGGCAATAAATTTAAGGGGGCAGAGGTTAAAAACAGCAAAGAAACCGAAGCAATATTAAGAGGCGACAAAGGGGTTAGTAACACAATTGTGAACTTTGATACTTTGGAGCTACAGAAGTCGAACGCAAAAGGATTTAAGGATTTGAGAAGAACAATTATAGCCACACAAATCAAAAACAACAGAACAGTTTCAAACGCATATAAGCAACAGTTTTTATAATGGGAATATTTAGATACGAAATATCATCGCCGGGAGTCGAAACGCTAAATATGGCGGATGCTCCAAATGGATGGAAGGATGACGAATCTACATTTCCACGCTCTGAAACCTATAAGGGTATCTTCAGAAAGTTTTCAGCTAATACATTAAAGTTTACAGGCGATGGGGCTGCGAAACTAAGAGAAATATTTGCATTTAATAGCTTCGAGGCGCAAGGTACGTTCATAGTTTACGAGCAGGACTTAGACACATATACTGAGTTTATAAGATTTACAGGTTCGTTTGACTTCGTGGAGTATCAAGATATTGAAGATAACGGCGACGGCGATAGTGTAGAGATAATAGTTATTGATTCAGCGTTCTGGAATAAGATTAAAAACCGAGAAAGCGATAAACCTCAATTGTCTAGTCTAGTCGGGATGGACGGACTACAAATAACCGGGTTTACCAATGAGGAAACATTTGTGACTCTTCCAAGTATACCCGATCAATTCTTTGGTTTATCTTCAACTATCTCAAATTCGCCCGACCCCCAGAGTGGGGATCACTCTGTTCCGGCGGCAGCAAGTGGTAACGATACTAATAATATAACCGTTGTCGATTCGGAGGTAATAGATGCGATTGATGGGGCTTTTTACAGCGTACAGAGTGTTTTGTTTGAGGTTCGTTTTGATTTTAACTACAACACCGAAATAAATATACAAGCCGGAACAGGAGGGGCGGGAGTTAATTTAATACTTAAGAGATTTAATACAGGTGGCGGATTGGTTTCGTCCGAGATATTAACCTCCGTTACCGGGGCAATAGGTAATCATTCATTGATATTCTCAGGTAGTAGAGTTTTTAATCCTGATTTTGGAGACTTCTTTTTGCTGACAGTAGAGGGAATATCTGGTTTTGCTCAGTTTGTTACCGTCGATCCTTACACTTCGCTAACTTCTATAAATTCAGATAGTGAAATTATACAACCTGTTCAGATAACAGGAATGTTGGTACATGAGGCGATGAGCCGTGAGCTTCAAATTACATCTAATACCGACCTACCACTATGGTCTGATATATTAGGTCGCATAGATTCAGAGCCTAGATCCTACGCTCAAAATGGAATCTTAAGCGAAATACTCTTAACCAACGGCGAGCGAATAAGGGGTTTTAGCCGAGATGTTGCACCGATAGTAACAGGCTTTAAACAACTATTTACGTCATTGAATGCAATTTACCCAATAGGTGCAGGAGTAGAGAAAATAAACGGAATAGATACCCTTAGAATCGAAGACATAAAGTACTTCTTTGATAATAGAGTTGTATTAGTAATTGAAGACCCAGCAAATATTAAAAGGTCGGTTGAGAGACGTTCGATTATTAGTCGAGTTTCTTCAGGTTACAAAAAAGCTGAATACGAGGAAAAAGAGGGGCGTTTTGAATATAATCAAAAAACAGCATATAGCACACCGATATCCGTTGTTGACAATGAGTATAATATACAATCAGAGATAAGGGCAGACGACCAAGGAATTAATAACGCAAGAGCAAAAAATGCAGATGAATTTCCAACCGAAGACACACGGTATGACCAAGCTAACTTCTTTGTAAAGGTCATTAAAAACAATACCGACCTGTTAAATGGTGAGTTTGATGATTGGTCGGATGACAACACCCCGGACAATTGGACTATAAACGATTTAACTGTTCTTAGGAAAACCCTTCTAGGTTCTGATAGATGTTATTATTTATCTGGCGATGGAGATATCCTACAAAACGTAGTATTTGCACAGGTCAAAGCATTAAGCATAAAATTTAGCTTTGCCAACATCGGTGCAAGTCCTGTCAATTCTTCGTTTTCTGTTAGGTTAATTGCAACGGCTGAAACTTATTTATTGCAAGCTGATGGTCAATGGTTTTTTGGATTCCCTCCGGGGACAGTAACTAAGATTAATTCAGGAGCAGTAAACCCAACACCCGAAAACGAATTACAATCGTTCGAATCGTTTTCTTTGATAACTGAGCTAATGCCAGATACCGGGACGTTAGAATTTAGATTATATTCAAGTGAAGGATATATAGTTGATAATATCTATATTGGAGAGCCGGAATATAAAGCGAAAACTAACGAAGGATATGCGAGTATTTCGGGAGCAATAAACGGCGATGGTTCATACAACTTAGACATAACAGCCGCCCGGAACTTTCGTAACCATGGCAAGATAATAAGAGCCGGACTTGAAAATAATCTAGGCAAGGTTATAAGATTTAATAATTCAGATAAAAACAGCACTTTATCAACTAGAAAAGATACCGAAACCGTGGCTATAACAGAAACGGACGACATCCCTATCATTGAATTAGACCAGCCATTTTTTACACCCGATAAGTGGGAGGCAGAAATTAGAGTCGATAAAGCCGTTATTGATGTGCTTAATGGTACGTTTCCGGGGGAGACAAAACGTAAGTATTTAGGCATTGTAAAAATCTTTCATCAAAAAGCAAATAAATATATCTACCTTTGGATAGATGATTTACCTACAGGCGGGCAGTCTGGAATAGGCGCGATAATAGGAAGAGAAGTTTCAAAATATGTAACAATAATAGAGTTATAATATGTTTTTTATTAGTCCATATAACAGTCTTAAATTTATCGAGAGAAACGATAATCTACCTAGTAAGCTAAACCGCTTAAATAGCGAATTGGAACAACCGGGATTGTTGCTTAAAAATTATTGTCAGCTAATAAATAATGCAGACGAGGTAACTATTCAGATAAGAACAGATTATGATGTTGTTACGGCTCGAATAGTTAACAACGAAACGAATGTTAGCACTCCAATAATAGTAACAAAAAAGGCGACATATCCCACTTTTTCAACATGGGAATTTACACATACGTTTAATGTTAATGACAATTTTACAATATTTGTAAATGGAACGGACTCAGTACAGCCGGATATAGAGAACGAAAGCGAACCTATTGATGTTGACACTAACCATGTTAATACGCTAAAGGTTGATTATTTTAATGTTTCAAACACTGAGTTTGTCGATTATTCAACAGGGATAAGGCACTTCGCGAGAGTGGTGGGTAGGATACCAGACGGAGACGACGAAACCGACCAAAACATTTTCGATAATCAGAATCAAAAAAGTAAAACATATTCAGCGACTACATTTAACGGCGAATTTACATCTGATCCGATACCTGAGTATTTAGTTAGGCAGCTAGTTTTAGCGCAAGGATTGAAGTTTTTCTTCATTGAAGATGTTCAATATACAGTGAGCGACAGAACGCCTGAAAGATTCGGACAATCAACATCTAAACAAATAGTATTTATTTGTGCAGAAGTAGAAGTGCCGGGCGTAAACAGTGACGATAGTGGACAATTACCAGAACCAATACCAGAAGATATGCAAAATACATTTCCAATACCATTAACGGGAGTTTCAGGAAATCAAGAGATTGATGTTACGGCAAATTACATGCCGGATACTATGATGTTTGTTCTTAAAACAGGATCATCGGGAACAGTAAAAGTAGGAACAGTTCCGGGAGGCGATGATATATTAAGCCCTAAAACTATCACAACCGCAAATCCGGTAAGCACAAATGACAGAGAAATATTAAAACAATTAGCTAATTATGAAAATACGTATAAGCTATATTTCACAATCACAGGAGTAGGGGTAACCGTAGATATTAACACAATAATAAAAAAATACAAATGAAAAAACTAATATTATTTTTAGGATTATTTATAATAGGGCTTAACCTATTATCTCAGGACGCCGAAATAGATGTCTTGACCCTTAAGGACAGTATGATTCAATACAAAAACAGCACTTTCACTACTTTGATTATTCCACAAAACGACGGAACGGCAAAGTATAAAAATGGAGCTACACCAATAGTATTTGAAGATTTAACAACTAAAGGTTACGTAGATGCGCTTTTAGCAGGATTAAACCTAACAGAATTTGACGATCCAACAGCCAACGAAGCAACAAGCACCGCCGTAATTGATACCACACAGGGCGTTTTGGTGACCTTAACAACTACGGGAGTTGATCAAGTAATGCAGCAGCCAACCGACAAGCGACGTAGGCGATTTGTATTTATGAATGACAATAGTAGCGTTGCGAATATAACAGTAAGTTTTGATAGTGACAATGAATCTGCATTGATACCTCCGGGGTTCTTTTATGAAATGGTTTATGATAGCGTTGAGTGGCTGGGATCGAGCATCGCATCAATTGCAACCATCAATCTAAATGGAACAGGATTGAGCGAAGGAGGATTAATCGACACAATTACAGGAGATGCAACAACCTTTAATATCAGTGCTGGCGATGGTTTCATAATCGACAATGTGACTGACCACGAAAAACCGATTGTTACGCCTGTGTCATGGGATGATATTTTAGATATTCCGATGGCTAATATAGGCACGGTGAATATTAGTCGAGTAGCAATTGACATAACCGGGTCTGTAGTTCAGCAATCAACTAATTTTACATCCTCTCAATCTAGAACATTGATTGAGATAGGGAACGTGGGGAGTGCCAACAACTTAACTATAACAGCCTATTCAATGACCCCTAATCTGACGTTTAATAGGGCATTGGATGTATCAGATTTAGCAAGTGCTATCGGCTCTATCAATGCCGCTGGCAATGTATTTTCTGGTTCAGTAGGGGATTTAAACTTAGATAAATCAAGCGGAAAAACATATCGAAAAGGGATTAATCACGGGACAGACGACACGTCCCCATCTATAACCACAGACCCGCTATTAACGTCGGCAACGATTATTTATGGATATAGGAATGGTGCAGGTAAATTAACATTTGACGTGGAGTCCGCAGTCATTCCGGGAATGTATGACGATGGGTCTGGAACACTTCAGGCGGTTAGTTCAAATGACTTTTCTATTCAATTAGGGCTTTATTTTGCCGGGAGCAATACGCTTGTAGTTTTATATGGGCAAACAGTTTATAACACTTTCACGGACGCTAAAGCCGGACTTGCTGATCCCTTCGAAATCCCAGCCGACATACTAACAGGTGCAACACAACGAACGAAAGCTATACTTAAACAAAATTTAGCCTCGTTTAGCGACCCTTTAACAGACGGATCTACTTTTGAATTTATCGCATTGAACAGATTTGGAGATTTGGGAGGTGGAGCGAGCGCAACAGCAACCGATTTACAGCAAGCCTATAATAATAGTGTGCAGCCTCAAATAGCAACCAATAGTGGATTGGGGGCTTTACAAATCAAATCAGGAACGGGCAACGACTCCGATAATATTCAGGAGTGGTTAAATAATGCCGGAACGGTCACCGCCTCAGTTGATGGTAGGGGATTTATGTCAATAGATGGCGATTTTGATCTAGGAGGAGGCGACTTAACATCGACAAATACAAATGCAACTATATTCACAAGTGTAGTCACAGATATAACAATCGGGAACACAGGTTCAGATATATTTTTACGAAACAATGTGGAAATAGAAGGCGATTTAGAAGTAGACAATATTTTCCCATCGAGCAATGGAATTTATGATTTAGGCTCTACTCTACTAAAATGGAATAACATATATACCGAAGAGTTAGTAGTGACAGCTAATGGAATTGATATAATAGGAGAAACAACAACGCAAGATATAGTATCACAAGCTGGCTCAACTTTCGATATTGGATCACTAACTAATGGTTACGTTGATGGTTATTGTGAAGCGATTAAAACACACGTTACTACTGCAAGCCTTTACGATGCAGTAGTAACCACTTTAGACATCGGAGGTGCATCAACAGCAACAAATATCGGAGCAGCTACTGGCACTACTACTATTGGTAATGACTTAGAGGTAAGGGGCAATTTGGGGGTAGGGACATCGACTCCCCAGAGAGATCTTGTTGTACACGATGCGACTAATGCTGTATTTCAACTCACGAATAACACTTCTGGTGTAACTAATGTTGATGGATTACTAATTAACATTGTAGGGGTAGATGTTAATATAAGTAATCAAGAAGCTGGTGTAATGGAATTTGGCACGAATGGAACTAATGCTATCTCTATTAGCTCTTCTCAAAATGTTGATTTTACGTCGCTAGGTACAGGAGCAGTATTTTCAAACGCAGGAGTATTAACAAACTCCGATCCTTCTTCTGCAAGCTATAAAGAGAATATAGTAGATATGCCAAATATCACAAATAAAATGATGCAAACTCGACCTGTTGGATTTGTTGTTAAAACAGACTCAACAAGAAGAGTAAGAGCAGGTTTTATAGCAGGGTACGAAGAGGGAGAGTTTGGCAATGTTTTCCCTAACCAGATTGAAGCAATAGATTCTACTCATTATGGTATTAAAACAACTGAAATTGTGGCTTTAAATACGAAGTTTATACAGGAGGTTTATACTAAAATGATGAACAGAACAATCTCGCTTAACAATAAAGTTGATAGCCTAGAGTTTGAATACCTATCCTTAAGGTCAGAGTTTGACACGTTTGTAGAAAGCCAAGGGATAAAAGATTCTATTATGAACGCTAAATTAGACTCTTTATTGAGCCAGTAAGGCACGATAATTGCATATACTTAAATAAACAATAGCAATGTGTTATGCGAGTATTTGTAATAGAAGTAGCCGTCCCTTTGTTCGTCCTGTTTGTTATGCCTGTAGCATTTTATGTAATTAAGTATTGGAGTGTGGCAAAAAAGTAATATCTTTATCTTTATTAACTTAATATTCATATTATGAAAAATTACAAGATGCCAGACCCGCCAGTAGTCCCAAAACCAGACCCGAATCCAGACCCACCAGATGACTAAATATGAACTGCAAGAAATTAAATAGCTATTTACCTATTGTAGCGGTGTCTATTGGCATCGTTGCAATATTAGCATATAATCTGATATGGTGGATTACTGATGTAAAAATTAGTGTGATATTATACTGGTCGTTTATGATTGAAATAGCTATATTAAGTGGGGTTCATGTCGGCAAATATAGAAACAGATTTGCAAGGGCTATTCTCGTAATGGCGTGGACTTCACATAGTGCAATGGCTTTATCGTTAATGTGTTATTATCTGTATTTTAATAGTTTTAGATATCTGCCATTTTACTCGATGGGATTAGGATTAATGATAGCTATTATTTACTTTTTTTACGAACTGATAAAATCTAAAAAATAATGTTCACAAGCATGACCTCCGCAGATGCAGCCGTTGCCATTACGTGCATCGGATTAATTCTAACCGTAATATGGCAGACACGAAGAACGCTAAATAATAAACTTGAAAAAAAAGCCGACCTAAAATACGTGGACGATATGTTCGTTCAGCAATCTAAGATATTAAAGGCTCACTCTGAAACTGAAAAAGCCTATAGATCCGCCGAAAAGGCATATAGAGAAGGATACGATAAGGAAATAAAAGCGATACGCGACGATACGAGGGAGATTAGAAAGATGGTAAATGGTAATAAAATAAACTAATACCGAATAGATGAAAATAAAAAAAGGCGCAAACATCCAAGGGATAGATATCAGAATACGCCCGATATTAGTAGCAGCCGAAAGACTATGGAAAGAATTTGGTCAGCAACTTGTAATTACGTGCGGGACGGAGGGAACGCATTCAGCGAGAAGCCTACACTATTACGGATTAGCCTTAGACCTCAGAATTAATTATTTCACCCTCGAACAGCAAACAGATATAGCCAACCTTTTACGTGTAAGACTTCAAGAGATAGACAAGCATTTTGACGTAGTTTTACACTCTACACATATTCATGTCGAATTTGACCTATTTAAAATTATCATACTTTAGATATGTTTCTAGCTTTAGTAATAATTGTGTTTTTAATCAAAATTGCTTATTTTACCGACTTTAACAAATATTAGATATTATGAAACTCATAAACTTTATTGGAAAATTCTTTACAGACAAATCCGGCAACCCATCAAGCAAGAGATTAACTGGGTTTACAGCTTTAGGATTAGTTGTAGTTTTTGCCCTTAAATCACTATCAGGCGTTGATATCAATATGGAAATGTTTTATATTTTGGTTTCTTTGATTGGATATACTGGCACATTATCTGTAATTGAAAAGAAATGAAACACTACGATATAATGTGGTGGTTAATGGTCGGAATCATAGTCTTTTGCATGATGGGAATTGGCGCAAGATGCACAAAATCTGCAATCGAAAACGATTATCGGAAATCTAACAGCCTGAATATAACCACAGAACAAAAACTTTTGGATAATAATTAATTGTAATCACTACAGAAACATTACTTATATGAAATCAATCTTAATAATATTACTGGCTCTTTTCTCTTCATGCCTAACAGTTAAGCGAATAGAAAAGAACTGTGATAAGTTTGCAAAAATATGTGTAACTGAAACCGCAATTGAAACAATAATCAGAGACACAACCATCTACATTAAAGATACCGTATTTTTAACGCTACCAAAAGACACGGTAGTTATTACCAAAAAGGTGAAGATAATCGAAGGAAAGGCGCAAATGAGTCCCATACACAAAGAATTTGGCTATATTGGAATGGATGCCGGAGTAATAGATTCTAAATTGTGGGGCAAAGCGTACTTTCTTGATCCTGAGATAATATTTCCAAGAGTGGATACAGTTACAATAACTAAATATATTGTTAAAGAATCTAAAAAAGAAGTTGTTCAGTTGCCGCCAGAAAAGTATATTCCGGGATTCTATAATTTTACATTCTGGTTTTTTATTGGTGCGGTGCTGTTGATAGGTGGGTATGTGTTTATAAAATTCAGTTCAATAATAGGATTTATCAAAGGGTTAAAGTAACTTAGTAAAGTGATATTCCTCTCACGCCTCTCAATGAAGCGCACCCGGAGAGGCTTTCAAAAACGTATTAATTATTATTAAGAAGCCCGGAGCGTCAAGTTCCGGGCTTTTTAATGCTGAAGCGTAAATAGATATCTCCTTTCTATAGTTTAATGCAAGGGAATATCTCGCTTCTTATTGCTTATTGCTTATTTCTATCATTTTATCAATGGCTCTATATGCACTATCTCTGTAAGCCCACCACATATCCATGTTTCCTAATACACCGCCTGAAGAATCTTGCATCATATTATAATAATGGACTAAATCATGCGCTTTATTAAACTCCACGGTCAAGCTATCTGTAACATTCTTTTTGCGATCAGCCTCCTTTATCTCCAGCCTAATACCCCAGCCGCCACATAGCAATAAAATATAAATTGCAAAATGTTTTATTCTAAAAACCTTTCTCGATATATTCATCATTAAATCTTTTAATTAAACATACACAAACCTACAGCTAAAAAACTTTCCAAAACCTGATTTAAATCATATAAAACCGAAAAGATTCGTTGTAACTTGCGAGTATGTTAAACTAATAAAAACGAAGATGAAAACTTCAATTAAAATTACATCGAGACTGATAACCCTTTTTATAATCAAAAAACTTGAACGATTAAATGTTTCATTTATTGAGACTGAAACATCAATAGTGGCAGATATCGACCCATCAAGGGCATGGAGTATGAATATAATAGAATCTGGTGGCGGATTTGGAGACTATGAACCTGTTTTAAATTAATATGAAACAACCGAATACTATTATGAGCTGTAATATTTCAAACGATACAAATGTAATAAACCTATTTAAAGATGAATCATAATACCTTAAAGAAAACGGAATTAATTGTACGCGAAGATAATACTATTTATGGCGAATATGATTATATTGATTTGCTGCAATTGAAAATAGAGATAATAAAAGGCAATATAAACGAACGGTTATATTACAGAAATGAACACGGAGGGATTGAGCAAATAGACGAGTTTGGATGCAGTAGTTATCTTGACTTTGAAAACGTAATGGATCTGTTACACACTGTAGTAAAATTACAAATGGGGAAAAGAATTAAACTCAAAAACTCTTAATTATGGCATACCTAGCGGTGGATAAAAAAGGTAAATATCATTTAAGCCTATCTAAACCAGTAAAAATACACGGCTCTTTAATTCAGGCGTCATTTAGTACTGTAATTAAAATATATAATGTAAAAGATCTGATAAACAGATCATTAACTTGGGATGATGAACCCGTAGAAATATAAGATATGACAAAGAAAGGCAGCGAATTAATATTCATTAACAGGATAGACAAAAAGGGCGAAATATTAAAACCTGTACCTAAACCGTATCTATTCAAAAATGCTAAATTTGAATTATATCGCCTTTCAATAAATTATGACACATATATCGCCATCGGATTCAATTCCTTTGTTGTAAAATTAAAATAATATGAGCGACGAAAACAAAATTATCATATCACTGTGTGTATTTGTAGTTGTAGCCATTAGTGGTATATTAGCTACATGGTCATGTCCTGACAGACTAAAGGATTTAGGAATGGCTCTCACACTTCTAATTTCAGTAGGGGCAGGTATAATAGCGAGAACAGCATTAGAAGATCCTTATTTTGATGAAAAGTAACAACATAAATAAACAAAAATGGAGCTAAATAAAGCAGTAGAGATATTGCGATGGTACACCAAGTATAGGCGTGGAACAAAACATCAAATGAGATACAAGAGCCAAGAAATTAGCTTGGCGATTGATATTGTAATTAGAAACGTAACTAAATAATAAGGCATGAAAACAAAATTAAACTACTACTATGACGAAGGTGGTATTTTCTGCACTCACACAAAACTAAAGTGCCATATTAAAAGCCCTGTTCCGGGCGCGTGCTGTTTTGATTGCATAAGGAATCCTGAAGTGCCTAATGTTATATTTCATTATTATGAGTCTTCACCAAAATATGAGGTGCAAATAAAAAACGTCGTATTGGATATTATTGATTTAGAATGTCTCTTTAAAGTAAACCAATTAGGAGTGAACGGATGGATGCTAGTTAATGTAACTAGAGAAATAACGTCTGTAAGCAAAAAAGCTATACACGTATTAACGTATAATAAAATCATAAAATAATCATATATGAAAAAATTCAAAGGGCTTAATGTGCCAGAGATTACCACAACAAAACGAGAGAAGTTGTGCAATGCTATAAGAGAATCTTATTCATGCGTTGATGTTGAGTGTGATAAGTGTGTCTATAGTGGGCATAATTATGAGGAATATAACGAATATCTAAAATCAAACAATAAATAAAATGGAAAAACTACTAAACGAAAAAGCCCGGATACTAAAGACAGGCAAAACAGGCAAAATCCAGAGCATAGGTAACTACAAAACGCCTAACAGATTGATTCTGGTACTTATGAACAGGAAAAAGAAAACGCTCGTATATGGGCGGGGTAAAGTTGAGATTGTTAACCCTAAAAATTGAGATATGAGAGATTTAAAATTAATATTAATCCTAATACTTATATTTCTAGTCGTGTCGTGTGTTCCCTTCGTTCCAGAAGAAAACACTTTAAACACCAAAGGAGAGCGGTACAATACAAATAGAAAGAAAAGAGATTGGGATAATGATATTGAAATAATAAAGGTTAGAGACTGCGAATATGTATTCTGGCATAATGGATACGGTTCGGACATGGAGCATTACGAAGGGTGTACTAATCCAATACATTATAAAAACTAAAGGACGATGGAAAAGAAATTAACTACCAACAAGCAATATACAATAGTCATATTGCTTTGTATGTTAGCCATAAGTGTGATGATTGTATTCTCCGGGTGTAGGGTCTCCACACAATCAAAGATAGATAGAAAAATTGATAGCCTAAATATTGAATTTGACAAGGCGATTGAAATGCACGGTATTCAAGATAGCTTATGTCGTCTTGCATGTGATAAATCAGATTCAAAAAAGGCAGGATTACATATTGATAGCATGCGTTATTATTATCATAAAGCATATGCGATAAATAATAATATAATATGTTTGCAATATGTAAAATAATTTGCATCTAAAATAAACATTAATAAAAACTAAAAATTATGAATAGAACACCCGAACATTACGCATCACTTATAATGGCTGCTATTATTATGCAACTAGACGAAGATAGCGAAAATTATATTGATCCAAAAGAGTTGCAAGAGGGCGACAACTTAACTCATTATATTCACGCACTTGCCAACCTTTCACCATCCGTAGTATATGAGCAAATTACAGGGGAAAAGGTTAATGGCTTAGAATTTAATCATATTGCTAACCGCTTGTGTTTTCAGTATTCTAATAAAATAGATACCAAAAAGGAGGGTTAAACTTTGATTATTAGATTATCATTTCTATCTTTGTAATAGAGATGGTAAAATTTAATAACATAACTAAGGATAAGAGAACCTACAAGGTAGGCTTCAGATATTATCATCTCTATAAAATGCCCTTTCGAGTTTTTGAACTTGACTGGGCATTTTTATGTTCTGATAAATCTGTTATTTTCGGCTAAATTACCTTGTGTAATAGAGTAGGAACAAAAAAGGCTTTCTTCAAGACTCATGGAAAGTGAAGCAAGTACAAAGTGGATGCTTAGAGAAGGGCTATAACCTATCACGTGAAGTGTAGCGAAAAACCACTAAATTGATAATCGTTAATAGGCTGTATTATCATGCTCGATGAATGACTCCGATCCTTATTGGATGATTTTATGAGTTTACTTTTTTCTGACTAAGGGGAAAGTATGCTCAAATCTTAACCCCTTAACCTTCTGGATGAATGAAACACAAACAAAAAGAACACCAACAAAGGATCATAAACCACCGAATTAATAAGAATAAAGCGAAAAGAAATGCAACAAAATTAAAACGTGGAATTACAAGAGCCGAAAGGATTGTAAAAAATATCTTAGATGAAGATGGAATAATTTACGATTTTCAAAAACCTTTTCACTCTCATAACTGTTGCTATATTGTTGATTTCTATTTTGAAAATACTATTGGTCGAAAATATGTAATTGAATTGGATGGGAAAACACACAACCGATTCACGAAAATATATAATAAAAACCGTTCATTTTTCCTATATCACAAAATGGAGTGTGCTGTTATTCGATTTGAAAATGAAGATGTATTTAATGATATCGATAAAGTTATGGAGAAAATCTATAGCTTTAACCCTCGATGTATTGATGATAATTTTTAAGATAAAAAGCTGTATGGGATAGTGTGAAATAAATAACTTATCTTTATATTATGGACTACAATAAAATGACATTCACCGGAGATCAAATAATTTGTACTACATGTGGGAAGCCGATAAACATGAATAATGCTATATTAGAGCCTCTTTGTATATGTAACCTAAGTGGAATATTAACAACATTTGCTTACGATTCGGATTAGCATATAGTTGAAATAAATAACTACCTTTAAACAAACAAAAGAAATGAAGAAGGTTTATCAGGAGATAATAGACAAAGATAATGGTGATTGCATGCGAGCCGTAATCGCAACATTATTAAATAAAAAACTACATGATGTTCCACATTTTCTAGGACTAGGAGATAAGTGGTTTTCTGAATTATATGAGTTAATGAAGGAAAATGGATATAAATATAGTATGATCATTAATCGAAACCACACAACACTATGCCAAGATCAAAAACACTTCTGTTTTAAACAGAATAAATGGCACTATCCTAGTATTATGACAAAAAATAAGTTACATAACCATAAAGGTATAAATGGGCTATTTTTTGCGGGTGTGCTTAGTCCTAATTACTTTAATCTAACGGATGGATTTATGGCAAATCATGCCGTGATAATAGATCAAGACTATAACATTATTCATGATCCTAATCCCGAATATAAAGGAATCTCACAATACCCACTTTCGCCGCTACTTGGATATAATGGAATAATACACGTATATATATTTGATCCAATATAATATGAACAAAGCCAGACGACAAGAAATAACAAACCTTAAGCATAAAAAGCGATGTAAGGCAATGGGACTAAAAAAAGAAGAGCATTATTGCTTTAAGGCACAAGGAAAGCCATGCAGCTGTGATATATGTAGCCCTTATAGATATAGCCGAAAAGAAAAACATAAAAATGAAAACACTACACATTAAGCACCCATCTAAAGAGCTACTAAAGTTTATGCGAAAAGAGCGTAAACGGAGCATTGAAAAATATGGAGAGTTTAAAGTAATCGACCCGGAGCAGATTAAAAAGGAGAGATCGGATGCTTATGATTATATGTTTTAAAAGCGACCAGTAAAAGATACCAACCGCTTAACACATTCCCAAACTTAAAACAATATAGGCATACATATTTTAATCTGAACAAAAACAAAATGTTGCAATGTCTTATAGTTAATAATTGGGTTTTTATGTTCCTTCACAAAATTCCAACTCTCTTCTTTTACGATATCATAATAGACGGAATTTAGAAGCCTTGGAATATCTTTACTGTAAAAACCATTGTTAGCATTCTCAATATTAGATTTAACCTTTTCGCATAGAGAGGTGGTTGTATATTTCTTTGCTATCTCCTCTTCTATCATCTTTTTGCCTTCAATTTTTGGCGCACCCATCACTTTTGAATGTCGCTCTTTAAATTCAGATGTTACAATCTTAGCCCACGTTTGGCGACCATATGTATTAAAAAAATCATAGTTTTTTAATACAATCCCTTCTCCTGCCCCTTTGCCATCCTGAATAAGAAATACATTTTTATCTAATTGCTTAATAAACTGCTCGTAGTTGGCTCTATCTATAATTGCTATTGGGGGTATATATTCTATATCAAAACGCTCTAATATTGGCTTATAGTAAAGGTAATGTAGGTATTTCATGCTATCCGATCCCTCGTGTTCCATTTCGCTTGCGGTTTTATCTATAGCGACATCAAAAACATAAAACTTTTTCCACGCATCATCTTTGTAGGTTTTTAAACTATGAGGCACAAGCCATTCGCCAAACAATCTGCATTCTGGAAATTCGTTTAAAAAGTCGAGTATGTTTTTTTGACCGATAACCCAATCATTAAACCCTGCATTATCAGAATTTAATGATAAGTGTCTTTTCCGACTGCCCGCCTGTACTGTTCCATTATCAATCCAGACACTCGCATTTGTACCGTCAATTTTAGGGAAAATATAACATTCGCCTAATTCAATATTCTGAACTTCGGTTGTTCCAAATCTTTCAATATGCTGATATTTTTTAAATTCCATAATATATAATTTAAAGTTAAAACCACAACCTAGCAACAAACGACCAAAAAGCAACAACAAAGGCAACTCCTGTGAGTATTAAGCAAAGAGCTAACCATTGAATGATGTTTGGGCTTTGGGTTAATCTTGCCTCGCTTTACGCTGGCTTTATAGTTTCTTTTTGTTATTTTGGATAGTTTCATTATTAACCTTTATATCTGTGAAAACCGCTAGGTTTATATTCCTTCTCTCCTACCCCGACATCCAAACAAGATCCCTTAAACGAACGGGCAAATACTGTTTTAGCTTTATCTAATTCCATGCACTCCCAATTTAACGCCGTATTTGCCTTGTCTATTTGCTTGGGCGTAGATGTTCCCGGATTAGTATTGAATGCCTTATCGCTTAGTTTATCCCTCTTTATCAGGGTGTTTTTGATGTATTTGAGTTGCGATAATAGGTTTTCGATTTGTTTTGACTCTTCCATTAGAATAATATCGGGTTAGTTTTGCTTATTTCAGTCTTAGCAAAGCCGAGCTTTTTAATCTCTTCGCGCTTTATTATATGGGCTTCAACTCTTTCTTTACCTGAGTTATAATAATCTTCGTCAAGTTCGATAATATCCAAATCAAACCCTAAATCATAACAGGCTATTGCGTGACTCATTGATCCGCCGTGGGTATCTAATATTTTATTTCCTTTTTTTGCGTATTTCTCGAGCAGCCATTTGTATAAGAGTATTGGTTTTTGTGTAATATGAATGCGCTCCTTATCCGCTCCTAAAAATCCTTTATATCGGATTGGAGCGATTCTCAAAACGGTGTCAAACGATGTCCAAATTAGCTCCCCATCGGCAAAAGAACAATCGCCGTTTATCCCTTTGTCCCAAAACACCCAAGATTTAGATATTGGTAATTTATCTGCAAAGTAGTTACCACCGCATATCATTTGATTTTTCGACACTCGGCACAATTCATTGAAATAGGATTGGGGGGGGCTTGTTTTATCCCAGTTTTTCTTGATGTATTTTTTGTTTTTGCCGCTACCCATGACCATATTACCCGCATCTATTCCATATTCTGGATCTACAATCGCCAAATCCCAATAATTATCAGGCTTATCCTTCATTAGCTCCATGCAATCTCCATGTAATATATTAATCTCTGGCATCTGTTCAGTTTTAAAACCACCCGCATAAACTATACGGATGGTTAATTAATCAACCCAATCTCATATGGGTGAACGCTTCAATAGTGTGTGTCTGTGTGTTAATTGGGATTAATTATAAATGACGTGTTGTATCATTATGGTTTTGCCGTTTTCCATTTCTATGAATTGTCTCTTTCTGCCTTTTGTGGATTTGCGATTGTTGCTATTCCATATTACTGTTCCGGCTCTTCTATTTCCTTTGTGAATCATAACCTATAGTTTAAATTAAATACTTTCAATAAAATCGCTATACCATTTATTGTGCTCGGTGCATCTTATAACCTCTTCATTGTGTTCCTTGGTGTGATATTTGATACTTTCTGATGATTCGTCCTCTATCTTAATTCGGATATCTTTTGCATTAATATTTTTTAGTTTAATATCAATAGATTTCAATTCGTCGGCATGATATGTTCCTTTGCAATCTAAATCAATAGTTTTTTCTAATTGATCTATCATAAATTCGGCTATATTTTCGTGTCTGTTAGTTGGTGGTTTATACGCTTTCGCATCAGCTAAAAACACATCCATCTTAATTCTATTCGCCTCTTCTTTTTTTCTCGCGCCTAAGTGGCAGTTTTTTTGGTCGATTAAATTAGCCCTCTCTTTGGCAACTAGCTTTTCATCAGATAAAGACTCAGTCATCTTCAGTTTATTCTCGGCTTCTGTAATTTGTTCTGTGTGATAATTTCCCGCCTCTCGTTTTTTATACTCACTATTTGTTGGCTCGTCTCTCATGTGTACAATAAAAGCTCTCGAACATTGCTTTGCAAATTCTTTAAAATCTTTAGTTGTTCCTTCTAAAATTCCGACTGTGTATCCTGTTGGCATAATTTATAGTTTAAATTTAACATCTTTTACCACCAAAACCCCGCCTCCCAAAAATAAAGCATGGAGTCGGGGCGGTTTATCCTGCGAGACTTTGCAGCAACTCGGAGGATTGGTTAAAAAATCCTTTAGTTATTTTATCATTAAATAAATCCTTTTTTGATAAACGAACTTTATAAAATGGATAATTTTCATTTGGGGTTCTCAGTATTTGTGTAAAATCATCTTTATTAGGCTTTGCTGCATCGCTTAATTGAGCTGTAAATGATAATTCATCAACCCTTATGGTTAACCGAAATAAACCAAGTGAAATTAAGTAGTTGTAAAAATACTCCGTTGTAATTTCTGTAATTTTCATAATTGCAAAGTTTTAATGAATTAATATACAACGAAGATACAGCCGATAAATTAACTTTTATATGATTTAAATCATGTTTGAAAATTATTTTCAAAAAATTACCACTCACAAGGAAATAACCACAGCCCACATTCAGAACATTGTGTTTGTTTGCTGCCTCGCTTATCCATCTTTTCTAACCAATCAGAATGTTCCAGATATCTCATTGTTTTAGAGCGTGGTTTGTGTTTTTTGCAACAGGGATCTTTCATATTAAAAAATTACATCTTCGTCCGGGTATGGTTTTAAATCGTATAGTATCTTTTCTTCTTCTGTTAAATAATCTTTTGGCTCATAATTCATTCTCTAATCTGTTTATTTCGTTTAACATTTCTTTTAGTAAAAATTCACGTTCAAAAACATAGTAATGTGATGTTAACTGAGCCTGAAGCCTTAGTTCGGTCATAAACTCCATCCCTTTATATTTTAATAACCAATCAGAGAACTCAAAACTCGTCTTGTGCGCTGAGAAATTAACACCTATATGATGTCCGACACATAAACAAATACCATTTCTAGTATCCCATCTAACCGACATTTTCGCCCTTGAGTAAATATGATGTGAGTTGAGAGATTTTGTTTTACCGCAATACTCGCATTTATTCCCGGCTTTTAGCTTTATAAGTTTAGACCACGCATCATCTAGTTTCTTATTTAATTTCTTCTTCGTATTGGCTCGTTTAGGCTTCGTATCTGCAACCTTTGTGTTATTCGGCTGCAATGGCTTCTTTTTACTCTGTTCGTGTAATTTTCGGCACGTTTTGCACCTTCTCGACTTTATTATCCCTGTTTTGTAATCCCGGATAGGGACAAAGTCGCATTTACAGTTTATACATTTGATATTATCTACTTTCATTATTCCCCCTCTTTTGGTAATCCAATATTTAGCTCATTCAATAAATCCTGTAGCTGCATATCATCTTTATTTAAGCGAACAGCCTTAATTGCAGCGAAACAAACTTTTGTTATTAGCTCTGAGTCATTTGGCAGGTGCGTACTATTATAATCAAATTCCACCGACCTCAATCCAAGTTTATCAGTTAAATTAAATGTTAATTGTATTCGTTTCATTATATGAGCATTTAGAAGGTTTCATTTAATTTCAAGCTCTTTGCCTGTTAGTAAATGATAAGTATTCTGTAAAAAATGAACATGCAAAACACCATCACAATCACCATTAAATAAACAAACTAAATCTTTAGCTAAAGCGTATCCAGTGTCTCCGTCCTGAATCTTATGATAATATTCCTGAATAAAAATATATTGATTCCCATTTTCAACAGTAACAGAAAGCCTCCTGTTGCGTCCTAATTCAATATGCCACGTAGGTATAATTATAGATGCCTTTATTTTATTACACTGTTTAATATTATCCAACAACTCTTCATTTAATGGGATAGGATTAAACATATGTACCCATTTATACCATTCAGGTTTATATTGATACTCCCCGTGCCATTGCTCCCCGTGAAATTCTCCTGAATTTATAAAATTACCTACTCGCAAATCTTCTAGTTTCATATCTACAAATTTAAAAGTTCAAATCAATAAATCTAACATTATATTTTAAACATAATTTGCCAAAATCCAACTTATCAAAATCTTTTTCAAAGAATGTGAATCCTAAATCAAAATATCTATATTTTTTGCTATATGCCATTTGTACAAGCTTAGAATAGTCATTATCGACTTTGCCGTCAATATCTAAAGCGATAAACCCTACAATTAAATTGCCATCTTTTAGCAACTGCAATAGTTTTTTATAATCAGTAGATAGTTTATATTTGATTTCTGTATTTAGCATTTTATAAATTTAAAAGTTTAACCTCATTATTGTATCTAACAATTGAAACATTCCTTAAATTCATCTCCTATTTTTGGCATATAAGCCCACAATACAACATCGTCAATTGGTTCGTTCTTCATATTAACCCACCTCCCATTTTTAGTCCTGCCAATGTCATACTTATACATTCTACACACAAACACATCAACATCGCTATAGCTGCCCTTTGCTTGCGGGGGCGTTTCTTTTTTTGCATCTTTCCAAAAATCCATAATATCTAATTTTCAAAGTGTAAACAAAGTTCAACAATCTTTTTAACAGGCTTTAATTTAACCTCTTTAAAGAAGTTTTCCAATCGTATTTTATGCTCTTCTTTTTTAACCGCCTCCCTTAATATATCAGTATTCTTTTTAAATGTTAAAATAGCCATGTAATCGCAATCTGATTTATCCATACAGTAAAGTAATTTTCTCATCGAAGCCTTGAAGGTTTCACTTTTATAACGACTTCGACCTTTTAAGATTAAATAAAATCTATGGTTTATCATCTCCGTGATTAGATGTTTGATGTTTAGATTGTTCATTTATCTCTGTCTTTAATTGTGTCAAAAAACGTATTCCCGGAGGCAGTCGCTCCACTACATAAATCATCAGCTATCATTTTGCTCTCAATCAAATAGCCTTTTTTATAATCGATTTTACAGGTATTGCAACCACATAATGGATTTTTAGGATAAACTACTTTGCCTATTCTGTCTATAAACCATTGCTTGGTATTTGCCATTTTAATACTGTTTTACCCATTCTTTTTGATGTTCCAATTCTGCCTCTAGTTGTGCGATATATTCCTTTTCGTGTGGCTTAGGTAGCTGTATATTTAATTCGTCTTTAGCCCAATCAATAAACCGATCAATAGCGGTAGTCATTTCTTTGCTGTCTAATTTTGCGGATGAACGTGTAGTTTTCTCAACTCCTAGTTTTCCTATTCTTTCTTCTGGTTTAAATATATCCGGGCTTAATAATATCTTAAAAACATTTTCTTTGATATATGGCAATGAGTGTCCAGTTTCTAATGCTATGTATCCTAATAATAAATGTAAATACCTATTTTGTAAATACGTTCTTGGCTTCCGGCGTTGTTTTAATTCTATCAAAACCTTTCTTGCAATAAGGGTTTCAAAGTAATCTTTCGCCCGGTTGATATCTACTATATTTTTTAGGTCGTATTTCATTTATTTTTCCAGTTATAACAAACTTCGCAA